GGTTTTCAGGGAGCACCCGGTTTATTAAACCGGCACAGTAAACTAAACCTGATTATTGATGGTGGAACTCTGGCTCGAGGCGGCTCAGGTGGTGGAGCAACACCAAGCGGTATTTATACAGGATTATCGTATGGAGTTCAGGGTATTCCCGGTGGAGCTGGAGCACCTTTTGGTCGGGTTATGACCGGACAACCTATTACTAACGATTCACAAGACTGGCGTTGGTACTTAAATGGTGACTTTATGGTTGTCAAAGTAACCGATGCCGAAGCTTCGGTACCCGGTAAAGGTTACCGAACCCAAAATGATCGATATGGATCTCCATTGTCTGGTGATGGTGGAGGTTGGGGCCAGCGCGGTACCAAGTCCACCAATGATGGAACATGGAACTGGCAATACCATGGCACAACTGAAGGCCAGCCGGGGCCGGGTGGACCTGCAATTGTTGGGGTGGCACCACTTACAACTCAATTGATCAATGGAGGGAAAATTCTACAAACACTTTAAATCTTAAAAGAACTTTGAGCACCCAATTCGGGTGCTTTTTTATTGCCTAAATTTTCTGGAGATATAAATGGAACCAGTTTCAACAAGCGGTTTAACAGCAATTTTAAAATTTTATGGTGCAGCAATTATGGTGACGTTAGCGGTTGCTTTAGTTGCAGCAGTTGTATTGATGACACGTATGCCACGATCACCTCAAGAATGGGCTGTAGGACTTATTTGTACGGTTGTATCAAGTTTGGCTGGCGGCTCATTCATTATTGTGAAGTGGGGGCTTCATGAATGGGTTACTGATGTATGGGGAATGATTGCACTTGGTGGGTTCTTCTTTGTTTGTGGTTTACCTGGTTGGGCTTTAGTCCGTTGGATCTTTAATTTCATAGATAAACAGGAAGGGAAAACGATTGTTGAAGTGATTAAAGAGTTTAAGAAAGCCAGAAAAGACATTGAAAACAGCTAATGCCGCCTTCGGGCGGTCTTGTTTAGAAGTACACGTATAAGAGAGAAATTACCTGTTGACACTGCAAGCCGCTGACTACTACGAAAACCTATTGACGACCAATATTATGAAACGACCACCTTCGGGTGGTTTTCCTTTATGTGACATTTAGTAACCAGTTTGTTAAAGTTATTATATTTATAACAATTGGTGAAATTCATGAAAAAGATAATTTTAGGGAGCATGTTAGTGGCTGTTTTTTCCACATCATTTTCACATGCTTTAGCTCCCAAAAATGGAGATGAGCCAACTTATTGTGAGCAGATTGTTTCGGTCCATGGTTTATTAACTAGAGCACAATTTGAATGTGGATATAGTGAATATAACAATGAGTTAATCTCAGATTCAGCCAAGTGTTTTCAGCATGAACTTGGCGAAGAATATGGAAAAAAAGTCCTTATATTTGGCATGAAAGAATTTGACCGAAATGTAAAGAAAGACGGGAAGAATAAGATTTGTAATAGTTTATTAAAAGAATTTCCAGAGTATGTAAGGAAGTAACTGATGAAAAAGCTACTACCAATTGCATTTTTACTCACAGCATCATTTGTAACTCACTCAGCCGATACTAATGATAAACACTGTAGAGATGTGAATAAACTTGCTGAAAATGTCATGCTCTTTAGGCAGGAAGGGGTTTCTGTGGTTAGACAAATGGAGATGATAGAGAGTATCAAACCAAGCAGGGATTTCAAAAGGTTAATGGAGATGATGGTCGAGGAAGCCTATAAAGAACCAAAGTTTGGATCAGAAGAGTATAAGGCGGAAGCAATAACTGAATTTGCAAACAATTGGTACATTCAGTGCAAGCAAGCAAATCGAAATAAATAGAGCACTTTAAGGTGCTCTAATTATTGAAATTGAGAAAAGTTTATAAGTAGGTTTTTATGAGAAAGATTATTTTATTGGGTCTTATTTGCCTTCCTGTATTCGCATATGCAAATAGTTGCGAGGTGGCAAAAAGTAAAATTAATATAAGCGGTTTAGCATTGGGTAAATCCATTTTATCACTGAAAGCAGAACATCCTAAAAATTTGAGCATAGATCATGAGACTAATAAGGCAAATATTAACTATGTTCACTCTAATGAATTTGAGGATGCTTTTAGTGGAACACCAGCTACCAATGCGGGATTCATTTCTTTTGATGGGAATACAAAGTTAATTAATGCGTTTAGCGTTAGTTTTGGTCACTTAGATAATTTTAGTGCTAATAATTATAAAAATGGGTTAGTGGCGTTGTATTCACTACCAAAAACAGGGTGGATAGAATCAAAGAGTAATGGGGTTAAAGTTTTTAAATATGAATGTACGGATTATTCTTTAGAGATTAATTACAATCCAGAAAGAAGTAGTTTTATGATTTTTAAGGAAATTTAGTTTTATGTTCTTAAGCACCCTAGGGTGCTTTTTTAATGTCTGATTTTTCTGAAACAGTAATGGTGTAACCTTTCATACGGCTAGCTAACTCCATCATTAGAGTTTCGGTAGGGATCAGTTCTACAGTTTTTTCATAATTTTGATTTTCAAAGCTTTTTTCAAGACGGGCAACAATGTCGGCATTCATTGATCGACTGTTTAACTTTGCTGATTCAAGTATTTTTTCTTTTAGTTCTTGCGTCATACGCATTTTGTATTCAACGTCTGAGCTTCTAGCCATGGTCCTATACTCGAATAAATTTTATTTATAATAATATCCCCAATGGGGATTGACAAGAAGTTTTTAAAGTCTTAAATTGTAAAAGTCCCCATTGGGGATGTAAAAAGCCCCCAACTTTCTGACGGCAAGGGGCTTTTATCAACAACCATAGGAAAGGATATTGATATGTCTAGTTTAGCATTAAGTTTTAATGAAGTGAAATTCAATCCCGTGCCACGGCAAGATGGCCAGATTTGGCTTTCTTCAGGTGAATTGGCACAAGCATTAGGATATAAACAAGAGAACGCGGTCAGTAAAATTTTTAATCGTAATTCTGATGAATTTACGGAAAATATGACACAAATTATTGATAATCCTCGGCTACCCAATTTGGGTATGCGGATCTTCTCACTACGTGGCTGCCACCTAATAGCAATATTTGCTCGTACTGCTGTAGCGAAGCAATTCCGCAAGTGGGTACTTGATGTTTTAGATAAAGAAGTTGGCACACCAGTTGCCAAAACCCACAAATCCGAACGTGAACCCCTAACCAATGCTGTAAATCTTCTTGTAGCTAAAACTAAGCATTTGAATTACAGCGATGCTTATAAATTAGTTCATCAGCGTTTCAATGTTCAGCATATTGATGAAATCCCATATGACATGATTCCTGTTGCAGTGGAATATGTTCATCATCTGATTGCGATGTACAGTAGTGCAGAGAAGAAGGCTCAAGGTTCTTTATTTGATAATGAAACATTGGGTTTGGTTAAGGATCTGGTAGATGCAATTATTTCCCAAAACTTTGTGACAAGCAAAATCTATCGTGCAATACACATGCTTAGTAATGAACAAGGTCACTACTTAGCTGAATATGCGTTTAAAACCAATATTGCAGTTCTAAAACTCACTCGAACAATGGATTTAAGAGGACCTCTTAATAGAGAAATCATTAGTGATGATTTAAAAACCATAAGCTACACAACAGGTAATCAACATTATGGCGACCGTTGGTTTCACCCACTGATGGAGTCAAGTCGATTGATGGGAGTACTTGAAATTTCAGGTAGTCTGATTCGTCACTAATAAAATCAACTTAACAAAACCCACTCATCGAGTGGGTTTTTTAATACCCAAAACAAAACCCCAGTAGCGCTAACTACCGGGGTTTTTCATTCCACCCACCGACGAAAGTAAGAGGAAAGTAAATCTATATGGAGCATTTTAAACCAATAGTGGAGCTTATAAAAGTGTCTATTGAAAAGTATGGCTTATGGCAAACAATAGTTGCATTTATTCTTTTGTTTTCCGTGCCAATCTTAATGTGGAAGTTGGATGTAATTATTGCTTCTATAAAAGCATGAACCAACTTGAAAAAACTGCGCCACCTTCGGGTGGCTTTTTTACGTCTAAAGGAAAGTGAAATGAACATCGAACAATATCTTGATGAGTTGATCAAACGAGAAGGCGGGTACGTAAATAACCCAGCAGACCGTGGTGGTGCAACTAAGTATGGAATTACTGAAGCAGTTGCTCGAGCAAATGGATTCAAAGGTAATATGCGAGATTTACCTCTGGATGTGGCCAAAGCAATTTACCGCAAAAACTATTGGACAGCTCCGCGATTTGACCAAGTAAATACAATCAGCTCAGCAGTGGCCGAAGAGCTTCTAGACACTGGTGTGAATTGCGGTACCGGCTTTGCAAAACCTCTTTTACAACGAGCTTTGAATCTCCTAAATAACAATGGTAAAGCAGGGTGGCCAGATTTATCAGTAGATGGGATATATGGTCCGGCAACTCTTAATGCACTCAAAACTTATTTGGTCAAACGCGGGAAAGAAGGAGAAAAAGTTTTAGTTCGAGTTCTGAATATTATGCAAGGTCAGCGTTACATTGAAATCTGTGAGCGCAATCCAAGCCAAGAACAATTTTTCTATGGCTGGATTGCTAATCGAGTATCAATGTGAAGTACCTAATTTTACTGTGCATTCTACTCAAGACTGCACAGTTACTTCGACGTATAGTGAGGTAGTTGTAAAAGTTTATAGGTAAGTTATAGGATTGATTGGTAATAATCTTTAAATTTTAGGGGGGGGATTGTTCAGATGTAGTGTATTCTGTAAAATAAAACTTAATTATATTTTGCTTTCAATACAATGAACGATCAAGTTTTCCAATTACAAATTGTTATAAATGGAGGTTTAACCCCCATTCAATCTAAGCCAGAAACACTTGATAAATTAGTAAAAGAATTTGCTATAAATCATTTGTTGTTTCCAAAAGAAATAACTGAACAATTAATTGAGATTAATTCTCAGGATGGTTCTCAAACAAAAAAGATAACTAAATTTATTGATTTGGTTAGTAGCAATCAAAAATGTACCTACCAAATTAGAAATGATTCACTTGTATTTTTAAATTCCTTTGAGAAAATAGAGGAATTAGAAAGTATATTTGAAAAGTTTTTTAAATCGTTTTCGGATCTGACCCCATATATAAACTATAAACAATCAAAAAGATTGGGGCTAGTTCTTATTAGGGAGGATTATAATGAGGTTACATTACGCGAGTATTGTACTTCAGAAGAATTAGATCGAAATGTTATTGAGAATAGATCGAGAAAAGTTACTCGTTTTGCTATGGCGGAACTAAATGAAATGGTAAATTTATCTGTTTCAAAAGATTATGTAACTCATGAATCAGGAGTTTCTCGAAATACTCTAGCAAGTGTTTATGATGTTAATACGTTATCTACTAAGGATGTTTTTAGATTTACAAGTAAGGATGTAGTAAAGTTTATAAATGCTTCAAAGAAATTTATTTTAGAATCAATGTAAGATTTTTTATATGAACTATTCAAATAATTTATCTAATAATACTATGTATGAAAGTGGTAATCATAAAAAGATAATCACTAAGTACGAGATTGAAACAATAAAAACGGTTTGGCAAACCGATAAGATACAGTCTTTTTTAAAAGATTACTTAAATACAGACGTAGTTAGTATTACTGACCCCACTGTTATAGAACAAAAGATAGGGGAAGAGAGCTTAAAGCAAATTAAAAGAGAATTTGATATTTTTAAGAATAAATTTGATAATTTTCTGAGATATGAAGATGTGCCAGTCGATTATGTTTCACCTATTGAAAATGAATTAATCAACTTTTATAAACATAGTAAAGTTGAAGTTCAAGAACAAATTAGCCAATGGATTATTGATTCTTTTGATAACACAAAGGTTCTTCTTAATATTTTAAAAATTTTAGGTAATATTGCTCCTGATTTTATTGATCATCAATTTTTAACTAATTTTCTTATCGTTCTTAATCATAAAGATACTGAAATCAAAGAATATGCATTAAGAATTCAAGAGAAATTAATGCTTCCATCATATAATAATGTACTGAAGCACTCTAAGTTAACTCCAAAATGGATTGATGACTATAGAAAAGAATTGGTTGAATTGTATGAAGAAGATAATAAAGGTAGTTAATTTAATATGACTATTTTTGTAAGAAAGATAAGTAAAGCAAAATGGCCTTCTGAAGAGGAAATTGCAGAAAAAGCACTGGATTCAGAAATTATACCTTTTGTCAGAGCCGATGCCTTAACTACTTGTTTAAAAACTTCTCAAAATACTTTATCTGTTTGGGCAGTTGAAAATTGTACTGATGCTGAAATAGAGAAAGCTATTCTTGCTTTGATTACCAATACGAAATTAGAAAGACTTAATCGAATTCAAATTGTTTATTTTTCAAAAGAAGATGTAGATAGTTTAGGGTTGCCGATTGCAGTAACGGAAGGAGATACAATTATTGAATCTTTGTCTAAATTACATAATGATTTAGTTGATTTAAATTATGAAAAATTGGGAAAAGTATCTCAATTGATTATTTCTTCCTTACGATCTGAAAGTGTCAGAACTTATAATGAAAGAAAATTAAAAGATATGCTTTTAAAGGCTATTAATGAAGGTATAGTTGACCAAAAATTATTACATCCTTCACTACAATCTAAATTAGGTTTGCCAGTTTTAGATCAAAATGGTAATGCACTTATTAAACAGGAAAACGGCGAATTTGTAAAAGTTTAATTTTTTATTTTATAGTTAATAATTCATCCCACTTAAAAGGATTCCTGCTAAGTTTATCTCTACTCATCGACCAGTTCCGACCAGGAACAAAACATGGTCCGACACCTAATTTTTTCTTTCCAAACTTACTATGGATACCATCCATAGCCTGCATTAAACATTCCTTTTTCTCTATTTGTTTAAAGTCAGTTAATAGGTCATAATGATATACGCTGAATTATCAGGAGACTTTCCCTTGGGAGATTCTAGGCAGCCAACTTATAAAAGTCTTCGGCCATTTGATTTGGTGTCTTAAAACCCAAACCCTTTTGAATTCTTCGATGATTATAAAATAATTCAATGTATTTTATAATATCTGCTTTGGCTTCTTCTCTGGTTTGATAGTTGTAATGATGCACTAACTCATTTTTCAGTATTCCCCAAAAGCTTTCAATCGGTGCATTATCGTAACAGTCTCCGCGCTTGCTCATTGAACCTTGAAAACCATATTGCTCAAGTATATTTCGATATTCATGGCTGCAATATTGACTTCCTCTGTCTGAATGCACAATCAGTTCTTTGGTTGGTTTTTGATTGTGAATAGCCATATTTAGCGCATTACAAACAAGCTGTGTTGTCATGCGCTCATTTAAGCTATAGCCAACCACTTGCTTCGTGTAAAGGTCTTTTACCGCTGCTAAGTACAGCCATCCTTCAACAGTCCATATGTACGTAATATCACTTGACCATGCTTGATTTGGTCTAGTCATTGAGAATTGTTGCTCCAGCAGGTTTTCATAGATCGCTCGATTATGGTCACTATTCGTAGTCCTTTTAAAACGCTTGTGTCGCTTACAATACAGGTGGTTCAGCGCTTTTATCTGACGTACAGCGTACATACTCATTTTTATGCCCTGAGCTTGTAAGTATTTGGTTAATCGAATATAACCATAGCTCTGCTTTGTCTCCTCATGGGCTATTTTCACCAATATCGTCTGTTGATTTCGTTGAATCGTTCTTTTGCTCACGCCTCTCTTGAGCCAATCATAAAAACATGAAACTGAAACATGAAGTAATCGAGCCATTAAGGTAATTGGAAAAGAATATCTTTTTTGTTTCATATAGGCGTACCTTACTGACTTTCTTTGGCAAAGTACGCTGCTGCCTTTTTTAAAAATTCACGTTCCATTTCAGCTATTTTGAGCTGTTGTTTGAGTTTTTTATTTTCTTCGAGTAGAGCGTTTAGATCAGGTGAATACTGTTTTGTACCTGCTAAAGTTCCAGCCTTTGCTTTGGTATTCCAATTTGAAAGAGTTTGCATTGAAATGCTAAGTTGTCTGGCTGTTTCCGAGACATTGCCTTGATTGGCTTCAATTAATTTGATGGCTTCAGCTTTAAATTCTGTGGTGTAAGTCTTGTGTTTCTTGCTCATGGTAAACTCCTGATGAGTGTGTTTAGTTTACCAAGTTAAAACCTCCTGTTTTTTCAGCACACATCATAAGTATGTCCATACTTTGGCTCTAAACAGGTCAGCACTACACCGCACTTCTTATATTTAATTCCTTCTTTGTCGATACGGCTTACCATATTTAATAGTATGCTCAATGTAGAAGTAAACCCAATCTTTCATAAGTTCTTCACTCATTCTTAATAAAAAACAACTATCAACTAAGAATCGATAATAATTCATTTATAAACTATTCAAAATGATAGAATTACTCAGGTTTGAAAGTTGGATATGTTTTGCTTAAAAAGCATGCAGTCTACAAATTTTTTTAAATTAATTGAAAATTAAATTTGTAGACTGATTTGTAGACTGTTGAATTGCAAAATACAGCATTGTGGTACAAGCGGATGCAACTTTAATTATGNTTAACTATTTGAAAATGNAAGATAAAGCAACCGAATGCAACCATTAACAATNACAGCTAGACTGTCAGGATTCTACTTCTTTTATTATTCCATTGTTGGCACATTTATGCCGTATTGGAACTTATATCTCCAAGATCAGGGATTTAATTA